ATTGTTTATTATTTCTTTCATATCTGTTTTGTTAAATTAATATACCGCAATATACAAATAAATAACATACCAACAAATAATTTAATAACTTTTATGAAATAAAGTAATTACCCCTATTTGGGTTTTGCAGTTGATATGATACAGCATATCTGATTGCATCTAAAATATGATTGAATTTGTCTTGTGGTGTTTTAGACTTTTTTTCAAGCCAAGAATAATTGTTTAGTTCTTTGATGAGGTTGATACTGTTTTCTTCAACTATCAAATCATAATCTTGTAGTAAAGCTATACCATATGTAATTGATCCTTGACCTTTTATTGCTTTGACTACATTACAACCTTTTGCTTTTAATTCGTGTAGTAATCTGGGTTCTGCACTATCACCTACTATAAGACTATTATTAGCGTGTTTAAGGTTGAGGTTTGCTATTTCTGATGTGGTAAGACCTTTGAGATAAAAGCATTCCTTTAAATAGATTATTTTGTTGCTTGTGTCTATGTTAGTTTCCACCAAACTGTTCTCGTCTGCTGCAAATCCATAATCTTGTCCAAACACACTTACACCTACTTTTTTAAACTCACCTATCTGCCAGTTAGAGAATATTACACCCTCTGCTTTTGCTAACCATCCACCCAACATCTGATGCTTGTATTTCTCTGGTCTACGTTTCTTTATGTTTTCTATTTGTTCTAAATAGCTTTTAGATAGGTTTTCTATGTTATCTAAATATGTTGTGTGTATGTAGTTTGTATTCCCTTTGGTTGCATTAGAACCAGCCTGTACACCTTTATCTTCAAAAAATCTATTGTATATCCAATGCTCTTTTGTAACTGGGTTTAAAATAAGTATTACCCTATTCTTTTGTTTGAGGTTTCTTACACTTAAATCTATCTTATCAAATATGTTTTCATCTTGTAGTTCTTCTGCTTCATCCATTACCCACGTGCTAACATTAGTTAGAGACTTTAGGTTGGCTGTTTGGTCACCACTTGATGTCTTTATACCCTTGAAGATTATCTTGCTTCCAGATAGCTTATTTCGTATTTCATCTTTTGTTATATGAAAATAGTCTTGTAGTTTAAGTGTTTCTATCTTATCTATAAATTCTGGTATAATAGAAATGTATGCAGAAGATAGTGTAAACCTAGTAAATAGAATTGTATGCCCAGCTTCAAAAGTGAGCAACAACAATAGCAAGTTTATAGAATACGACTTACCCGAACCACGCCCACCAGTTACAATATAATATCTAGCATCTGATGTTTGTATGGGGTTGTACTTTGGATCAACTTCTATCACTTAAATTTGATGATATCTTTAAAGTTAATATTAAACCCATCAGAAGATGTAATATCCACACTTTCTTTTGGTTTACCATATCTGTAACCAAAGTATAATGACATAGCACGACTATCACCTTTTAGAATTTGTTTACCTAGTGTTCTAATTACCTCATCATTATCAATAAGGTTATCTAGCTTTTCTATTAATTTTAGTTCGTCTGCTTTCTTTGGTCTACCAGCACCATCTCTTGCACCCCCGTTATTTTTTCTTTTATCCATTTGAAAATATTTTGTTTATTCAATTATATAACGTATTTAATTTGTGTTTTTATTTAGCTTTAATTTTAACAAGTCTTTTTTTAATTGTGTTCTTCTTTTACCTACTGGTAATTTGTCTAGTAGTTGTTGCATCTTTTGTATTATCTTTTTCATAGTTTTAAAATTCGTTTGGTTCGTCTTTAGTTGCTCTTATAGCGAAGTATATTCCTATTACAAGTATTGCTATTCCTATTATTGATGTCATAGTTTATTTGTTTTAGTGGGTGTTATTCGGTATTTGTCAACTACAATGTTTGGTTTACTCTCATCATAATTTATTTATTTCTTGTTTAACTTCTTGGTAGTATTCTATGTTGTTAGATGGTTTTAGTATTTCACTTTCTAGTATAATGCTTATATGCAGCTTTGCACATTGCTTTGCTATATTACCGCTTATTGTATTATTAAAGTCTTGACCATCTACATTGTAAAACTTCTTATATATGTTGTATGCTTTTTCTTTTGGTGTTTCCATAAATAGCCATTCTTTTTTAATCATATTAAAATAGTTCTGTTTGTTTTATGTTTGATTTTTTTATTATTCCTAATGCTGTTTCTAATATTGTTTTACCAGCTTCATAGTCTACCAGGTTTCTTGCTATTTTTAAAGTTCTTTGACTTCCTTTGTATTTTCTGAAATCGTAATCGTGAAAATCACATAAATCTTTTAATACACTTTTTTGGTTTAAATTACCAGAATTAGTTTTATTACTTAATTTATTTGGTAGTTTAAAGTTTGACCAGTATAAATGCCTATCTCTTTCTATTGGGTTAAACATTGGTTCATAGTATGGTATTACATTTTCAACCACATATTTACCTTTGCAATGATGTTGTAAAAATATTATTTCTTGATACAATTTCATATCTGGGTATGTTGGGTTTTTACCATTAGCACCAAAACCCCAAAATCTTGCTCTACTATGTGTTGGACAAGGTGGGCTACTCCAAATAAAATCAAACTCTTGGTAGTGTTCTAATAAGTATTGGTGTGCATCTGCAACAATAACTTTATCATCAGGGAACCTTTCTTTGTATAACCTGGCTAATTCTGGGTCTAATTCTACAGCAGTAACATCTACATTAGTTACTTCATCCCACTTATATCTGTTACCGCCTAAACAAGCATATAAATTTAATATTTTCATAATTCTGTTTTTATGTTGCACAGTTTATTATTTCGTATTCACTATTGTTTTGCTTCCATTCAAAAGACCTTAACACTAAAGCTGCACGTTCATCATACATTTCTTTTTGTTCTTCTTCTAGTGTTCTGTATTGCTTTTCATTTTTAGTATAATCACTATTGTATTTGCTTAACTTTTCTATTGCTTTGAAATAATCTTTTTCTAGTGTTGCATACTTTTTTTGTATTACTTCTAGTTTTGATATTTGGCTATACTCTATTTGTGATTTAATTATAAAGCTGCTTTCTAGTTTATCATAGTAATCAAATCTTGAGTGTTTATAGATAGGATACATTTTGTTTGCGTGTATTGCCGTTGCGTGGTCAAATGATTTTCCTTTTGATTTTATAAAGTCTGATATGCTTACCCATCTCATATCAAGTTTGTTTCTTAATATATGACAAAGCAATGCTCTATGTTCTACGTATTCGGTTTGTCTTGTTTGTTTGTATATATCTATGCCAGTTAAAGTAATAAGTAATTCACTTACTTCTTTTGGTGTTTCTAATATTGTTGGTACTGTGTTGTAATTCATTTGCTTTGTAGTTTTTGGATGTATAATGCTGCATCCATTAATTCTTCTTTTAAGTGTTGTAAAAAGTCATCGTGTTTATTGTCTTGTAGTGTTGTTTTGTATTTGTCTATTCCTACGCAACTTCTTATGTCAAATTCTCTTTTTAGATCTTCTACTATTTTATCTTTCATTTTATTTCTCCTTTTAAAGCAAAGTTTCTTTCTCTATACATCTTGTTGTATGCTGAAATTTTCTCTTTGTTATTATCTCTATATTTCTGTCTCGATAAAGCATAAGCATCTGGATTGTTTTTTCTCCACAGCTTAATTCTTTTTATTAAAATTTCTCTGTTAACCTCTCTGTATTCTTTTTGTTGTTTCAATATTGCCTCTCTGTTGGCTAACCTATATATTTTCTTTGCTTTTTTTTCTTTCAGTGTCATATTTATTCTGTTCTTAACTTTAAAAGGTGATAGCACTCTGCATATTTCTGTCTTGCTTTACCTTTGTATTCTTGTTTAAATAATTCGTATAGCTTTCTTGTGTATTGGTATTTAGTTGTGCAGTCTTTAAAATGCTTTTCTGCAAACTTAACACCCTTACCTTTAAAGTAGTTTACATTGTCAGCAGTATCACCAACAATCATTTGCTCATAGAAATTATACATAGCTTCTTCTTCTGTTATGTCTAACACAACTTGGTGCTTGTAGTGATAGTTGTACATCAAACAAGGGAATTGTTTGTAGTCTTTATCAATGCTGACTATCATAACCTCATCCCTACCTAAATCATCTGAAATCTTCTTCCAGTACCTTGCAACCATATCATCTGTTTCAATACCATAACCCCATATGCTATCGTATTGTTCTTTTACAAATTGGTGCATCTCATTTAAAAGCGGTGGCAATTCTTGTTTCTTTCTATTGGCTTTGTACTTCTTTGTTATTAGTTTTCTAAAGTTACCCTTTGAACCACTAAAACATAGCACTTTGTCTATTGTATATTTTTCTTCCAAGTCGTTAACAATCTTCATATACTGCTGGTCAAACTTGTTTCTACTATCCTCTATATTGGTGTAGTACTTTTCATCATCTGGTGTTTCTCTTTTGCGGTAACAACTTGCAAAGATTAAACTATCTGCATCTACTAATAAAATCATATCTCTGTTTTTTTAATAATTAAAATACTTCACAGCTTTCAATACAACCATTTGAAATATCTAACTCTGTTCCATCGTGTAGTAATGAGTGCTGGTAATTAGTGTTTCTTGCATCATCTATTGGTAATTCAAAATTTTCTTTACTCATTTGCTCAATATCTTCTACTAATTTGTTTCCTCTAAAAAACCTAAATGGAGGTTCAATTACTTTATCTAAACCAGTTTTTCTATCTTTTTTTATTATTGGTTTGTTTTCAAATTGATTTTCCATTTCTTTAAAAAAATCATAATGTTCTGGGGTCTCTTTATAAATAGTTGCTAATTTTCTAAAAGATTTTTTCCAGCAAGTTTTACAGTTTCCTTGATAACCTTTTAATTGTAATCTAAAAGGCATTTTGTCCCAAAAAGCATTTATTATTGGCTTTGTTATATCTGCAGTCACTAAAGGATACCAATGCTCTCCACATCTATCAATTTCATCTGCTCTTATGCCGATTGCAAGACTATATTCTTTTTTTAATTTCCATCCAATACTACTCATATATCTATAAAGAACATCACCTTTTAATCTTGATGAACATAAAGGTGTTTTAACCGCTGGTACACCATATCTTTCTATAACTTTTTTAAAAGGATGATTTTTGTACCCATCTTCTTTTTCACCTTTTTTATCACTTCTATATGCTGTATCAAAATTAACAATTTTAAAAGATGGTTTGTCATCCTTAACATCAAATTCTAACCAAACAATTTCAATTCCAAAATACTCTTGGCACTTTTTAATAAAAACTAAAGTTTCTTCATTTTCTTCACCAGTATTCATAAAAACAAATTTGTATTTATGTTTTGGATATTTTAATAGCAAATGATTAATCATATAAGCGCTTGTTTCACCACCACTAAAACTAACCAGTATTTTTTCTTTTGGATTTTTCATAGGTTCTAATCATTAAAGTTAAAGAGCATTGTTTCATTTAAGTTCTGTACAAAATCATTATGTTCTTTGTAGTGGTTTTTCCAATTATAACCCATTATTTCAAGTAGCATTTCTGCATCTTTTAAATCTATTTCGTAATTCATTTTTTTTCTATTTTTATGTGTTTTGTTAAAATGCTTAAAGCAATTACAATATTATCATAATCTACTTTATAATCTAATGCGTGTTCAAATAGAGCGATTAAATCTAATTGCTCTTGTTCGTTTTTATCTATATAGTGAAATGGTTTCATTATAATTCTGCTTGTGCTTCTTTAATCATTTCAAGGTGCATTTCTTGCATCTTCTTTTGTTCTTTAGTAACCATACTAATAATTGATGGTAAGTCTCTAAAAAGCTGGTCTACATTCATCACAAGCATTTTGTCATTGTTATACCCAATATATAACTCCCCATCTCTACACCATAAAGTATCTGTATCATATACATAAGTATTTTTTAATGCTGCTTCTAATTGCAAAATTTCTTTTTCTAATTCTTCT